CTCTCTTCTAGATTCATACACAGCCTCCCCATATACGAACCAATCTGCAAGAGAATCAGCCACACAATTTGCAGCAACCTCATGGGGCGAAGCTTCCCTACTGTCAACATTCATGTACAGTCTTTTGAAAATTGAATCTTCTTCCAAAGCCCCAAGCTCATGTCCTATTTCTGGAACATAAACGCTTGTGCATTTGAGAAAATCTGCTTCGGACCACGTGATCTCACGAACGTTATCAGACTTATCGGGAAGGGTGATCTTAATGCGATGCTCATGGAGAAAATTTCGGAGAGCAGTGAAATTGAAAATCTTCTTGATAGAATCTTCGACTGTGGCAATACCATCATCGCCATAAGTGAGAAGAGAAACATGTTCTCTAAAAGAAGTATCCAAACCTGTGATATGAAAGAATGCGATGCGAAGATAGAGACTATTGACAATGCTGTTTAAAATAACAGTAAGTGGGTTCCCCGAAGGGTGGGAACCATAAAACATCATCAACACACCATTGTAATCACACAAAGGATGAACAATATCGGAAACCATGTTCTCCATAATCCGAATATTCTCCTCTGTATAATTGCATTTCTTCGCAAATTTGATTAAAACTCGAAGAGCTGCTCCAACCATTTGGGCATTCATTCGAGCATCATATTTGCTGTAATCCCAGGCAAGAACATGCTCTTTATCATACTTTCGGACATGATCCATTAAGCGTTGCCAACCTGGAGACATACGATCAACACCAATTGCCATCTCGGACAACTCATTTCTCTCTTGAAGCTCACAAGCAATAGGAAGAAACAACTCTCGTATGTTCATAGTCATACAAACATTTGCACCCTGGAAAACTCTCACCTTATCCGAAGAAAGATCTTTCACTTCATTCTTAAGAAAGCTACAAACAATCGGGTAAGCACGCTCACCTCTTTGCCAACAAGCTTTGAGACGATTGCACTCGTCAATAACACTTTGGGGCCAAACGTAATTGAGGATCTTTCCGAAAGTGTCGAGAATAGGATCAAAATAGGCATCCTTTCTTCCAAATAAAGGGAAACACATACTCGTGCTCATATCAACTCTACGAATAAATTTAGATCCCTCTCTTCCCATAAGAATTTCTCTATCTGTCAAGGGAACAATAGAATCATCAAAGACATCCATCAAGGGTTCACAGTAATCATCGATAGCTCGATCCAAATAACTGTACCGAAACGTGTCTGAGGGATCCATCAAATATTGAAGAGTTTCATTATAAGCTCTCCAGTTTGGCTTCATTTTAGGAGGACCCCATTTGTTTTTCAGATCGAAAACGTCTTCCATATGATCATGCAAAATTGATTTGGAAACATCACCAGTTTGTTCGGATCTAAGAACAGTGGATCCATATAAGGTGTAATGTCCGTGTTTGTCAACTCTGGCAGCCATTGAATTAGGGTGAGCAATATTATTCTTCAAAACTTTGCGACCCATCATCTCATCTGGAATATCACCACAAGCCGCCGGTTTTAGGACACCTTGTTCTTGGAGTCTCAAAACAGCAAAATCATAATCAGAGCGAGTCAAACATTGCATAGCTCCGAGATTGGATGCTTCAGATCCCAGAAAGTGAAACCCAGAAATACAAGGAGTTTTAGTCTGAGAAATAATCAATGACATGCAAGTTCCTCCAACAGCTCTTGGTGTATGATAAAAACCTCCAGAAATGGAGACACCTTGAACATCAACTTTGCATTCAGATTGCACATCTCGTGGGGAAATATCGGCATAAGAGACAGTGATAGGATCAGTATAATATTGTCCATCACTATTTCTACCAGCCAATACACAAGGAGCACTTCCCTTGGGAGCAGTGATAGGTAGCAATTCCACCTTACTCTTCATTTCAGGGCATGATGGACACTCAAAAGCAACCATATCAAGATCTCCAATAACAGTGCAATGGCAATCGTACTCAACTTTTGTCTCAAAGGTGTTTCCCTTAGGAGTCTGCATAACAATCTTCAACCAATCGAATCTCTT